ACACAATGATATTAGATATTGTAGACAAAACAAATCCTATACTTAAAGAAAAGATGGATAGATTTGATTTTTCTGAACCACAAACAGATCCAATAGAATTAGCACATAATTTAACTCAGACTATGATTCATAATAATGGATTAAGTCTTTCAGCAAACCATGTTGGTTTGCCTTACAGAGCATTTGTTATTATGTCTAATCCAGTTATCTGTTGTTTTAATCCAAGAATTGTAGATGAAACAAATGAAACAGTTTATCTAGAAGAAACAAGCTTGACTTATCCTGGATTATCAGTTAAGATAAAGAGACCGTCTAATATTAAAGTTAGGTATGAGCAACCTAATGGTGATATAGCAACAAACAAATATATTGGTATGACTTCAAGATTGATACAACAAGAGTTAGACCATTTGAATGGAATTCTATTTTATACAAAAGCATCTGCTTATCATTTAGAACAGGCGAAGAAAAAAAGGAAAAAACTTTATGGAAATAAAAATTGAAATAGAAACTCTTAGAAAAAATAAACTGTTTATTGCTACGCCCATGTATGGCGGACAGTGTGCTGGTATGTTTACCAAGAGTGTAGCAGATCTATCAGCATTTTGTGCTAAACACCAAATTCCATTACAATTATATTTTATGTTTAACGAATCTTTGATTACTAGGGCACGAAACTATTGTTGTGATGAATTTATGAGGTCTGATGCAAACCATCTTATGTTTATTGACTCTGATATTGGATTCAATCCACAAGATGTTATTGCACTTATGGCACTTCAGTCTCAAAATGAAGACTATGATATTATTGGTGGACCATATCCTAAGAAGTGTATTTCTTGGGAGAAAATTAAAAGAGCAGTAGATAAAGGAGTTGCTGATGAAGAAAGTAATGTTCTAGAAAAGTTTGTAGGAGATTATGTATTTAATCCAAAAAGTGGTCAAAATCAAATTAAGCTATCTGATCCAGTGGAAGTTTTAGAAATTGGAACTGGATTTATGATGGTTACAAAAAATGCAATGTCTAAATTTCAAGAATCATATAAACAATATATGTATAAACCAGATCATATAAGAACAGAACATTTTGATGGGTCTCGTGAAATTATGCAATATTTTCAAGCAGAAATTGATCCAAAAACAAAACGATATTTATCAGAAGATTATTGGTTCTGTCAAAAAGCACAAGAAGCAGGACTTAAAACTTGGCTATGTCCTTGGATGCAACTTCAACATGTTGGTTCCTATATTTTTGGTGGTTCTCTTGCAGACCTTGCAGCAATTGGTGCTGCAGCAACAGCAGACCCTTCTAATCTTTCTAAAGCTAAAAAGAAATAAATTAGGATTATATTATGAAAATTGATAAAAATATTATTAATATTTTGAAAAACTTTGCACAAAACAGTTTATCCCTTTCTGTAAAAAAGGGAAATAAAATTGGTGTTATTTCAGAATCAAGAAATACTATTGCAGAGGCGTATCTCCCAGTTCCATTTGAACGAGACTTTGCAGTTTATGATTTGAGTAAATTTATTTCTTGTTTATCAATGTTTTACGAACCAGAGTTGGTTTTCCAAGAATCATATGTTACTATTACTGATGGTAACAGATCTATCAATTATATGTATGTAGATGAAGAACTTATTAGTAAATGTGTCATACCAGAACATAAACTGACTACCGATCCACAAGTAGCAGAGTTCAATATAACATCACAAAATCTAAAAGATGCAGAAAAAGCATTATCTGTTCTATCTGTTCCTAATATTGTATTTGAAGGAAAAGATGGTAAACTAAAAATGATTGTCTGTGATGTGAAAGTAGACTCTGGTAATAACTTTGAGATTATTGTTGGTGAAACCGATAATAACTTTAAAGCAATTTTCTTAGCAGAAAATATTAAAATACTTGGTGATGACTATAGAATTGTTTTAGGACAAGGTGTTGCAAAGTTCTATGGTAATGTTATTGAGTATTGGATTCGTTATGATCATCAAAGTGTGATGAATTAATTGAGGAAATAAAATGGAACAGTTTTTGTGGACTGAACTTTACAGACCAAAGTCTGTAAAAGATACTATTTTGCCTGATAATATGAAATCTGTTTTTCAATCCTTTGTTGATAAAAAAGAGATTCCAAATATGATTCTATCTGGAACCTCTGGTGTTGGAAAAACAAGTGTTGCAAAAGCAGTTCTCACTGAACTAGAGTGTGAATATCTAGTTATCAATGGTTCATTAAATGGTAATATTGATACTCTTAGAAATGAAATTCATAATTTTGCTTCAACAGTATCTCTATATGGTGGTAAGAAGTATATTATTCTTGATGAAGCAGATTATCTAAATGCTAATTCAACACAACCTGCTCTTCGTAATTTTATGGAAGAGTTCTCTAAAAATTGTGGATTTATTCTTACCTGTAATTTCAAAAACAGAATCATTCAACCTCTACATTCACGATGCACAGTGATTGATTTTAACTTTAACAAAAATGATAAAGTTAAACTTGCTATGTGTTTTATGAAAAGAATTGAAATGATTCTTAAAAATGAAGGTATAGAATATGAAAGAAGTGTGATTGCTGAAATTATTCAAAAATATTTTCCTGATTTTAGAAGAGTTTTAAACGAACTACAAAGATATTCTTCATCAGGAAAAATTGATACTGGTATTCTTGTTGATGTAAAAGAAACTTCTATTACAGAGTTAATTTCAATTCTTAAACAGAAAAATTATCCAATGTTAAGGAATTGGTTGTACAACAACTCAGATTGTGATATGAATGAATTATATAAACAGTTTTATGAACACGGTGCTGAATATTTTACAAAGCAAACTTTACCACACCTAATTATTTTACTTGGTAAATATCAGTATCAAAATGCATTTGTTGCAGATGCAGAGATTAACTTTATGGCATTTTTAGTTGAAGTTATGGTAGAGTGTGAAATTTTAGATAAGTGAGGTTATTATGACAAAAAATATTACAGCTGTTAGAGTTTTAAATGTTCTTGATGTTTATCAAGATAATCCTCTTGGTAATAGATATGTATATCAGTATAAAATTGGTAGTACAGGAGAGTGGAATGATGCTGAAATTGCATATTGTAAACAAGAAATAAACACAGACAATAGAGTTGAAATGACACAAAAAGAGTTCAATACTATTGTTACTGAGGGTATGAAACAACAAAATGAAGTAATTGAAGATAATTTAGACGATGAATAAGTATGATTGGAGATATGAAAATAGTATAACAAGAGATAAAAAATATTTAGAAGTTAATTCCGAAGAAAAATACATAGCAGGAAGGACAAATAAAGTTCTTTCTAACTATCTAGATACTATTCTTTATTCAAATGAAATGAATATGAATAGACATCTAGAAGATAAAATGCATTATGAATATCTTTTTTATTCTATAAAAGCAAGAAAAAGATTCTTTAAAAGAGACAAATCTTCACTTTTTGATGACATTTCTTTAGTTTGTGATTATTATAAATATAATCGTAAGAAAGCAGAACAAGCGATTAAAGTTCTGACTAAGGAACAACTCTACAAAATTAAAGAAAAATTACAAAAAGGTGGAGAAAAATGAGCAATCTAGATAATCTTGTTGAAGTGACTATTGCTGAAGATGAAGATTTCCTTAAAATAAAGGAGACTTTAACTCGCATTGGTATTGCTTCTAGAAAAGAAAATAAACTTTATCAATCTTGTCATATTTTACATAAACAGGGTAAATATTATATTGTACATTTTAAAGAGTTATTTGCTCTTGATGGAAAACCAACTGATTTCTCTGATGAAGATAAAGGTAGAAGAAATACTATCGTAAATCTTCTAAAAGAATGGGATTTGGTTTCAGTTGTAAACCTAGAAAAAATTGAATCTCCTAGAGCACCTATGGGACAAATTAAAATCATTCCTCACAAAGAAAAAAGTGAATGGATTCTAGAAGCAAAATATAATATTGGCAGAAAACGAAACAAATAATAGGTAAATATTTTATGAAAATTTTTGACACAGCACTATTAGCATATCTATGTTCTTTTGATAAAAAAGAACCTAAAACTCCCGCAGAAGAAAAACTTCAACAAATCCAGGAAATTTTGTTCCCTCCTTTGAAGCGATATACTGATAAGGATGGAAGAAAATTTCACGTGGATTATTGTGCTGATACTAATTTACAAGCAGCACTTCACGATTTAGAAGATGATTTTAATGATGAAAACACTAGAAAAACTATTAAAAGTGTTGAAGAAAGAATCATCAATGTAAGAAAAGTATTGGAATTTAATCAACCATTAGATAGTGATGCACAGTATGTGATTGCTGATGATGTAGAGAATATTGAAGAGGATTAAAATGAGAAAGAAAACTATCTTTGCTACTATTGTAGCAGGAGGAATTTTTTGTGCCGGTTATCTAGGGTATGCTGATGTCCAAGGATTAGAATCAGTATCATCTCTTATATTCCTACATAACAAAAAATATAACTATAAAATTGTTAAAATTGTAGATGGTGACACAGTAGAATTTGAAGCAAAATTCTTACCAGACCCTCTCAAAAAAACTCTCAAATTAAGAATTGATGGTGTTGATACTCCAGAGAAAAATCATCTTGCAAAGTGTGATTTAGAGAGAAAGAAAGCACAAAAAGCAAAAGAGTTTACCACAGAACAAATCCAGAACGCTAGGGAAGTAACAATCATTCTCAAAAAGTGGGGTAAGTTTGGAGGAAGAATAGTTGGGGATATCTCCTTGGATGGTAAACTTCTTAGCAAATTATTAATTGACAATAAACACGCTGCCGTATATATTGGCGGGAAAGGTAAAAAGAAGGATTGGTGTAAATGAGTAAAGGAGCACAGTTTATTTTAATTCTTATTACCTTTTTGTATTTTATTGGATTTGTTTATATTCAAGAAGCATATTCACATAGTTGGTATGATAAATTGTGTTGTAATGAAAAAGACTGTGCTCCTGTAATTAAATCC